AATTTAGCTGTGTCTCTTCTGGGACGGTTGTTAAGCCAGCAGCCGATGAAATGGCGTCTTTGATTGAAGCCTTCTTCTGCTTCTGGCTGTCTGAATCTTCTGTTGTGTAAAGTGTGTTATCGCTCATGCCCTGAAACTATCACACCTTTTTCCGCCGTAGCGGAAGTACCCTTTTATTATCTAAGGGTTGAAGTGACGTCAGATATGGCGAACGTAAGGGCGAATGTCGCTGGGGCACCGGATGACGAGTCACCATCTGGCTCTGTGATGCCTACCAAAAGGGCATCATAGTAGTAGCGGTCATTCGTTGGGTCCTTGATATCGCAGTCAAAAACTGAGATTACGATGTTGTAGTAAGCAATACCTACGTATCTACGAAGTCCCTGCAACTTTGCACCAATTCCGGCTGCTGTTTCGGCGCTGACCATGTCATCGTCGTAGTGTGCAGTCAGAGTGATGTCGCCAATCTCCGAAGGAGCGCAAAGAACTGTTGGGCGTGACTTGCCACCTTCGTAGATTTTCTCAACGGAGGCTGTTATTTCACCACCAGACACCTGAGCGAACTTGAAACCCGTCCACTTAGGAAGGTTTGCCTGAACGTTTGTTTGCTGCTTGGCGTTGCTCGCAAAGTTGCTTGGGAATATCTCCGCAAGTACTTGTCTCTGTGCAATTTTTGCCATTTCCTATTCCTCCGTTATACGACTGTTGAAGTCAGGTTTGATTTGACGATGTCAATTTCAATCTTGTCACCAACGCTGGATACTCTTACTCCAACGCGAGCTTTGACAAGACCTGTTTGCAGCTGTGCAGCTGGGTTGATTCCGGCATCACATTTCACTGTGTAGCCATTGTCAAGCTGCTTGCCATTTGCATCGAACGCTGGGTAGAGTGCACCAAGGTCTCTCATTCCGGCGAGAATAACCACGAGTCTTGCTTCGATATTTGCGAAGATTGTATTTCTTCCATCAATCGTTGAGAAGACCAAGTCTTCAAGCGAGCGGTAGCATTCCGTGACAATCGTGTTGACAACGTCTTGCTGGGTTATGTAGCGGAAGTTCTCAGTGTCGACCGAAAGTGAGCGAGCACCATAGATTCTGACAGTGTTCTGAATTACGCGGATTGCGTTTACGTAGTTCTCGTCAAGGTCATCGCCAGTTGTCTTGTCTATATCAACAGCAGCTCCAGTAACGAACTTTGCGGTTGATATCAAACCAGCTGCTGGCAAATGTGGGCCAGTCTGATTGTGGGCAACAGCTCTTTTTGCAGCAACATAACCATCTGGTGGAATTGTTCTTGTTACACCAGCCACTCCAGATGGAACAGTAACCCAAGGGTAGTAAATTGCTGCGTGCTCTGCATTGTCTTCAGCTTGAAGGGCGAGCGCGGTTGCCTTGATTGTTGCAGCACTGTCCACAGCTCCTCCGTGAAGAATTGCGATTCTGCTGTAGTTATTGGCATGTGCAACTAATCCGTTGCGAACAGCTACGTCATCATTTGAAATTTCAGGGCATGAAACAGCACCGGTTCCCAATGCGTCATTGAATAATGTCAAGGCGTTTACGTAGTAAGTCGAAGTGACTTGGTTCTCATATGCGTTTCCTGCTGCAAGCGGTGTTGATGCAATTGCTGCAGGAAGAGTTGTAGTTGACTGAATTGAAGCAGTCACATAGCGAGAAGCAATTGCACTGGAGTTAATTCGTCCAGCCATCTGCGATGAAGTTGAACAATTTCCTGTCGTGTAGACAAGTGTGCCATCGTAAGAAAGATTGAGTTTTGCTGTTGCTCCAGATACCGTTACTTCTGCTTCTACGTCTGAGCTCCACGCGCCAGCACCGTTGGCCGTAAGCGTGATGCAGTTTACTGCCGAGCTGTTGTTTAATACCAACGTTCCTACTGTTGCGCTAGCTCCAACAACACGAGCAACATATGCCTGTGTGCCGCCTTCTTCAAAGAATGTTTCGACTGTTGGGTGGAGGTATGAGTCTGAACGGTAGTCACCGAACATGGCCTCGAACTCTGCAATGCTCTGAACCAAAACTGCTTCATCGCTTGGACCCCTGTCGGCCAAGCCAACGACGAATAACTGTGATGACTCACGGACCGTCGCTGTTGATGGGCCGGTTCTTACTGAAGTTGATATAACTACGCCAGGCATAGGACCTTCCTATTACTTATCATTGAGGGTTGGATTCCCTTATGTGAGTCAATTGTACAGAGGCAAAGTGATTATTTTGTGCAACTATCACTACAACCTCAAACAAGTGGCTTTAATAAGAAAAACATTTATAAATCATACACCAGGGCCAGTAATTGTGACCCCATTATTTGTTCCGGTGAGGGTTATTCTGTTATCTGGTGATGGACTGCTTAGGTCTGGAATGTCAACACCTGCACCAACAGATGAAGTATCAAACTCTATTTCTTCAACATTTCCATAGCCTTTTCTCATTACAACTTCGTCTATCTGGAGGGTGTACGAGACGTAGGCTCCAGCCATAACTCTGTCGCCTTTGAGTAGGGTTATGTCGGAGAACTCTTCACGGATAGTTGATTCATCGATTAGTGCACGGAAAGAGGTTCGCGAGTCATACGCTCTCAAACAAGGATAATCAAGAAGCGCAGAACGAACGACTGTCGTCATTCTGTCTCTCATTAGGGTGCATTCCTCTGAGCCCTCTGTGCGAACCCATACGTACGTTCGCATTGAGTAACTGACTCTATATAGTGGGTCTCCATTATCGAACCCAATTCGCTCTAATTCGTTTGTTGTCAGGACTGTCGTGATAATCGAAGGCCACCTGTCCAGAGCAAGTGGTTCGTGAATTATGTACTGCTCTGGTTCTGGAAGTTGCTGATTGTCTACGGCCCATCCGTTTTGATAGTCAATGAGCCTGCTCGGGATGTCAATTTTTAAATAGTCGTTAACGTATTTCTTTGCAAAATGCGCACCATTCATTAATCTAATCATGTCAATTTGCTTCCATGTTTAATGTACTTTCGAGCAACTTTTCCAAGGTCTCTATCAAAATCGCGCGGTGTAAAAAGTATTGGTCTAGCTGGCATATCTTCAGTACCGTATTGATGAAACTTTGCAATTCTATTATTAACTGTAAGGGTTATTGATTGGTCGCTTGATGAGCCCCCAACTACATCAAGATTTGTTGCGTCAAACAGCAATCCACCAGTCCTAACCATTAATGGGGTTGCCCAGTTCGTTGCCTTCCATGCTCCATATTCCGGAGATAGTGGTGGCCACGCTCCACCAAGCATCGACCTTGCCGACACAGCACCTTGAGATAAAAAATTCTCTTTTGTTGCTTCTTCTAATGTTCTTTTTGCCCATCTAAGAACAGGGCCCATATCCCTAGTTCTGTCCTGCATGTCATCAAGGCGCTCTTTGGCTTCGTCTGAGTCGACTTTAATTTTTGTTACTACTCGTATTCTTGCCACACTTATATCCGAGTTCTTTTGTATTTCCTTAACGTAGAAAGTTCTGCGTCAAGAAAACCAGTTTCGATTGGAGCAACACCACGTGGATTCAGGTCTTTGACGCCAACAACATCATCGTGCATGTTTTGCATTTCTCTTGTTGCAGCGCGAAGAATCATTAACTTGAAAACCGGAATGCTCGCTCCATCAAGTCCTGCTGTGTAGGTGATTGTTACCAGGTCATCTGGGTATCCGTAGTAGTAGTCAATCCCATAAGTTCTCTCAATGTAATGCTGTTCGTGTTGCAATATTCTTTCAGTCCCAAAAACTGGCTTTACTTTTACCTGTGTTATAGAGACAATTGGGGTGTTCTTGAGATATATGGCTGGGGGTGGAGATGCAAAAGTTGTGCTGTCCACCACATTGTCCACGAAAGTATCTGTGTAGTTGTAGTCACTAACCGAAAGGAACGATGTCATTGGTACGCCGTGGTGCTGGGAGTCGAGCCTATGTTCCTCTATGAAGGTTTGTGGCTCTATCGGTCTGCGAAGGAATGCCTCCAACTCGCTCTGAAGGCCAGCGAGTATCATCTCGCACGCGTCAATCTGGCGGTTTGTTAGGGATATATCCATATAGACCTTGAGGTCATTTACCGAAACAAGCGCCATGTCATCCTCTGGTCAAAAGTTATTGGGACTCTTTATAGTCCATAATTTTAACATTTTTTCCTTATTTTTAAGGTCAATGATTGATTGACCAACCATCTGGGTGCTGGTACTGTACGGGAATGGCCAAATCAAATAAAACAGAAATCAAAGAAGACGTAGTCAACATTCTTAATCACGTCACTGAAACTCTTTTTTACTTTTTTGAAGACACCGAAGAAGACCTCGATGACGACGATGAGGCTTTGGATGAATTCACCAACTTTATTTGGATAATTGCCAATGTAGCCATGGCTTCAGTGGGGATGACTATTACTGGAAGAAACTCTGACGGAACCATAAATGCAGTCTTCAATCCAGTAAAAAGTGTTAAAGAATTTCTTCAAAATGATTACACCGGGGACGATGGCGATAGATACTTTGAAGACATGGTCTCTGTAGATGAGGAGTCTTCAGAGGTCGACCTTGGCAGCTTCGAAGGTCTATTTATCGGCGAGGACAATAAGTAAACCTACTTCTTGCGCGTTGTCTTGCGTTTAGGTGTTTTGCCAGCAGCCTTAACAGTGCTCTTGGTTTTTGATTGAGTTGTTTTTGCTCTTTTTGAAGATGCAGCTGCTCTAGGTGTTTTTACTTTTTTGGGTCTAAGTACCTGTGGCCTTATCTTTACACCACCACCAGTTAGCAATCCAACTGGTTTTGGACGTTTTGCAATCTGCAAATTATCCAAACCTTCTGCATTTGTTACTTTTTTCCTTTTTCCGCTACCAGTTCGTACGCCGCCACGCTGCTTCATTCTTTTAAAAGCACGGTCACTTGCATCCCTGTATGCCTTAGGGGCAGTTGCACCAATGTAAGAAGAACCCATTCCGGCTCGACGAGTTACTTTTCCTTCGCTTCTATCCAAGCTCTCCTTGGTGTCCCTTTTTATTTTCATTTTGCCAGTTCTTTTATTTTTGGCAACTTTGTATTTTTTGGATTGCTTGCCCTTCTTTGTAACACCATCACGCGAGTATTGCTGCAAGGTGTATAGGTCGCCAAATCTTCCAGCCTTTAAATCGCGTTTTGTTACGCCAAAAATATCCGAAGCCATGTTCGCAAAACGTTCATACTGCGCCTTGTCGCGAGCATTCAGCGTTCCGCCTCTTACTTTTTTGCCTGCTTTTTTTGCAGCCTGAGCTTTGCGCTTTAGCGCCTGTTCCTTCTTTTGGAGACTGACAATCCCCTTATAAATATATGCGGCATCATCTGAGATGTCTGGGCCGTAACGTACACCTGGCATAAAACTCCTTGGTCATAAAAATATACCAGAGTTTATGCGTCCAACCTAGACACCATTTAATTAAGTTTTATTTAATTATCTATCAGGGTTTGGTGGGGACTCGAAGAATGGTTTTGAAGAGTCGCTTTTCCCGGATGGGGCCTCAATCGGAACCCATGCACGAGCATAATTGTGTTCTTTTATTTTTCTAACTTTAATTAGGCTGCTGTCAAGCATTAATGATAATTCATCAGACTTCATGCACAAGAGGTCATCAAAATCTTGATTTGTATAACGCCCTGACCTTTTCATCTCCCTAATTATCTTCGACATCTTTGCTGCAACGATTACCGACTTACCACGGTTTAGTTGCATGTGCATCATCATTGCTTCAATCTTGTCGCAGTCATGAAATACGACTGGTATCAATTCTCCATGGATTTCAGATATTTCTTCAATATTTATTAAAAGTTTATATCTTTCTGAGCCGTCTATTATCTCTCCAGTTTCCCTTCGTGCATGAATAGGTTGGATGAAACCATGCTGCATAAGGGATGCAGATATTAAAAGCAGTTCTGGTCTAAGCGTATAAGTGGATTTCCACTCTGGAACAATTAGTTTTTCTTTTGTTACCCAATCAATTTTTATATCTTTCACAATTCTGTTTCACTTTCAAGAATTCTTACTGCATTTGCTTTTGTTTTCGGTCCAACTGGAGTTGGTGAGTTGACGTCTATTTCATTTAACATCAAGTTTCTTATCAACCAACTTACCGGGTATCCATATGGGTCTTGAAGATGTTTTTTTCTAAACTTTGAAACATATACGCGCGCTTCCATCTTCCTTCTGTCCCCAACCAGATATTCATCTATGAATTCAGAGGCACCATCA